CAGAGGCACTGCCGGTGTATGTGGAAAAAACAAGGCAGTTGGAACTTTTTTCATGCTAAACTTATCCCGAACTCAAGTAGGTATTATAAGGTGCTTGTAAAATTCCTTTATAATAATCTATATCTTCATCCCTTACATAAATATCAAACGTATATCTAATACTGCGAAAAGCACCAACCAGCCCATCATCTATTTTACCCCTAAATATTACTTTTTTCAGCTTTATAGGATTATAAGCAAAATATTTATCTATATATTTTACATTCTAACCTATATCAATGGTTTCTAAAAATGTGTTTGAGAATTTTGTTCCTATTGTAGTAACTGTATCTGGAATAGTAATATTTGTAAACAGTGACAAATTTATAGCAGCATTATCAATAGTTTTAACAGAGTTAGGAATAATAGTAGATGTTTTTACCTAGTCACAAGTTATCAGTTTGGTTTTATCTTTTGATAATAGAAAATTCCCAACTTTAGAGTAATTTATGCTATTCTCATCTACAATAAAGTTTTTTATGTAAACATTTGAATATAGATTAACCAAAGATGCTTCATTACTAACTATTAAATTATCTGCCACTAATATCCTAGAATCAAATTTATACTATATATGTATATTGGTAGCTCTTATACAGTCTACTTTTAATGCAACTTTTGGAAAGGTAATACTTTCCAAACCAGAGAAATCCCCTATTTTAATATCCTACAATCCAATGAAATACTATAGTTCATCAAATGTAGTAGGGTTAGCTGATGCTAGATTAGCTTTATTAAATTCTTCACTAGTAACCTAAGCTGCTTCTTCGTATGAAATTTTATTATCTTTATCTTTATCAAAATTAGCTAAACACCAATCCTATATATTTTTATCCTTAAAAGTAATATACTTACTATCTGTTGTAGGCTTAACTTTTATAGTATTATCTTCTGGCTACTTATTACTTGAATAATTATTTTCTATATTAATTATTGCTGTTACCCTAATTACTCCCATCCTTTATAGTATTATTTTCAGCAACAGTAGTAGCTGCTTTTAAAGTTTGTACATTAACCTAAACAAAGGTATTATCTCCATCTGGTAAAGCTGGTAAATCTAATTCTTTTCTAATCTCATTAGGACTAATTACACCAATCTAAAATAGAGTATTGTAATAGCTTGCTAATGATTGTTTATCAGCTCTTAATAATGTAGCAGTATTAAATCTAACATCTATGTTATCTCTTTCACTAGGCTTATATAATTTTCTCTCAAATTCCAGCTCTATCTTTTCTAACAATGGAGAAAGAGTATCAGTAAGGAAAGCTAACTCTGTAGCTTCTACAGTTGAATAACTGGACTTTGATAAGTCAAATGCTTTTACTGGAGATACACCAAAGAATCTACATATATCTACTACATTAAACTATCTAGTTTCTAATAACTAAGCATCAGCTGGATTTACTGTTATAGGCTAAAATTCCATATTACCCTCTAATACAGCTACTCCATTTGGAGTACCAGTAACTGGACTAAAAGCAGTCTGCCAGCTAGTTTTTAAGTCATTCTTTTGCTTACTTGTTAAAGTACTTTGTACTTTCAATATACCAGCTAAATTAGCACCACCTTTAAAGAATCCCTAAGCGTGTGCTTCACTGTCTGTAGATAAGCCTAATGTATTTTTGGCGTGTGCTAATGTACTAATTCCATTAATTCCATTATAGCTAAAGTTAAGCAAGTGTATCATATTACAAGCTTCAACAGCATTAGCCATACCAGTAACACTATATACTATATTATCATTAATAGTTTGTGGCTATATAACTGTTACTAATTCTGCTGGAATATAGTGTAAAGCCTTAGCATTTCCATTAATATCTCTTTCTATATAAGCATATCCATTACCTTTTAAAAGCATACTAATAACTAAAGTCTTTATAAATGTGAACCTAGTCATTTTATTATTAGGCTCTCTATTTAATAAGCTATAGGTAGGATGTTCTGTATATTTAATCTTATATCCATCTTTATCTATCTTATATGGCTCTAATGGTAGCTAAGCAATACTATCAGATATTACTTCTACACACCTATAAACCGTACTAAGTAGTAAAGCCTTACTTTCTGTATAACTTCCAGTGCTATTATACATCAAATAATCAAATGGATTACTACGTTCTTCTATTTTTTTCTTTTTACTAAAAAATTCCATTTATTATATATTTTTTGTATCTTTGTTCCAACTTAACAATTATTGATTATGAGAAAAAGTTTATTATTGCTACTATTTCCGTTGTGTTTAGTTTCTTGTGGTGGTGGTACTAGCCAAGATGATTATGATGCTTTACAAGCTAAATATAATCAATTAGAAAAAGAAGCTAATGATTGTAAATCACAATTATCTAGCTGTCAATCAGAATTAGCTGATTATAAAGAAAAGTGTGAAGATTTGCAAGAACAGATAGAAAATCAATCATCTTCTAATGATGTACCTACACGAGTAATAGAAAGGACTGTAGTAGGTAGTAATGCTAAACAAATATTAGTAATAGCTAAAAATGATGTAAAAAATCTTTATAATGATGTGCTTTATGGTAATGTTAATGGAACAGATGATTTATTACGCAGAATAGAAGCCATATTAAGTTATATGGATGATAATTCTTAAATAGTTAATATTTCATTGCTATAATGAGGAACTGTAAGATACATTCCTAAAGCCTATATAATGGCTATAACTCCATCTATCTTTTTTGATTTTATACCTTTATTAGGCTTAACATTTCCGTTATAGTCAGATTTTAATTCAACATTTCTAAAGCACCATCTAGTAATCTCATTGTTATCAATAACAGTATTACCAGATAATATTAACCGTTCTAATTCTTTTGTAGGACGGTTAAAATTTCCCATTGTCTAAGGATATTCTTCTAATGGTAGTCCTATCTCTGTTGCGTGTATTGCCCACTAAGTAGCGTTCCATTTATCATATCCTATCTTTTGTATATTTAAGATATTACTAGCAGCTACAATATCATTAGTAATATAATCATAGTCAGTAACATTACCAGTAGTAATAGTTATTAATCCCTACTGTTTCCAAAGTTTATAAGTTTCTCTATCTGGTTTATCTACTAAAGCAGATTCTGGCAAATAATAATCAGTTTTAAAGTAATAAATATTATCCTTCTCAATAAGATAAGATACAGCCGTTAAATCTGATGTAGCAGATAAATCCACACCTATATAACATTCACAATCTCTAAAGTCTTCTAAATGTATATCTTTACTGGCTTTGACTATATAACTTTCTGGTAGCCAAACATCAGCAACATCACACCAAAGATTTAAGGTTTTAGTTTTTACTCCTACTTCCTCACTAGGATTATTAATAGCACTTTGTACCTATTCTTTAATATACTTACTTGTTACAGTAACATTTAAGTTTGGAGTACATTTAACCCAGTTATCTTTATCAGTCCAATTATCTTTATCATCTAAAGAATAGATAGCAATAAACATACTATCATCAGTCTTTAGTTTATTAAGTATTTCTATAGATGTACTTCTTAGCTTATAACAAGGTAAAGTTTTATCAAAACCAGCAGTAGTAATAGTACATAGATGAGGATTATTACGCATACCCATTGAGGATTTAATAACATCCCTAACCTTACTATTCTTTGCAGCGTGGTATTCGTCGATAAGTCCAAAGCTGGCATTAAATCCATCCAGTTTAGAATCATCAGCAGCAAATACTTTTAGCTTAGAATTATTTAAAGCAAACTATACATTATCTCTATAGGGCTTTAAATACTTTCCTTTAGGGTCTAACTATTTACTAAAGCTACTACAAAACTCAAATGCAATTTTAGCCTATTCTTTACTGTTAGCAGCTAAATCTACTTCTGCTCCATCTTCTCCATCAGCTATTAAATAATAAAGACATAAAGCAGCTGCTAAAGCTGTTTTACCATTCTTTCTACTTACTTCTATATAAGAGCTGGTAAAACGTCTGGTATTTCCATCTTTCCAGTACCAGCCAACAATATTAGCTATTATAAACTGCTACCAGTTTTCTAGCTTAAAATGCTTTCCACTGGATTTACCCATAAAGTGTTTAAGAGTGCCTATAAAATTAATAGCTTTATCTACTACAGATTCATTAAAATAAATATCCTATCTCTATAGGTCGTCTTTGAATCTCTAACAAGCTAATTTTATAAGCTCTCCAACAACTATTTTACCATTAAGTACATCTTCTACATAATGGTAATATCCTTTCATTATCTTACCTCCCTATTATTCTTTACAAACTGTTCTAATGGTGATAACTCACTATCTGCATTTTCCATTTGTGGTAACTTAGCTCTAGATTTAGCAGTTAATCCAAATTCTGTCATTATCTTAATTGATTGTGTAATGGCATCTTTTCTAACTTTTACTAGTGGATGCTCTGATATATTACCTCTATCACTTCTAACAGTTAAGCCGTCTGTTTCTAATTGCTTACTAGCTAATACAAAAGTATCATAACATCTAGCCAACATATTTAAGGCAGCAGTATCTACATTTTCCATTACTCCAGCTTCTGTAAGGTGGGAAATTACATCTTTCATATAATCTCTAGTTTCCTTATTTAGTCCAGTAGGTAGTTTAAAATTACTCATTATTTCTTTTTCCTTTCTACTGATAACTGGTTTAATTTGTCCTAATAATCTAAATAAATCTGACTATCTTCTAAATCCCATAGGTAAGCTAAATTAGCTATACCTTCTGCATTAACTAAGGTTTCAGCCATCATTTTAGTAAGCTGTTCTACCTTCGTATCATTAGTTTTTATAAATTTGTCTATTCTCATATTTCAATCTATTTAATAAGTTTAGTCCTCCCATTCTGTTCCGCCCAGAATCTCACTCTTTTAGAGAAAGTTGTGCTACTATTACACCATAGGAGATAATTCTTTAACAACAGCATCTAAATTTAGTCCGTGTGTTGTTCCGTTTCTATGTAAATAAGAATGATGCTATTTGCATAAAGCTATAAGATTATTATAATCATAAGCTACTTTTAATCTCATATTTCCAGAGTAGTTTAGAAAGCTATCCTTATGATGTATATCTTCTGCTGGAGTAGTCTTACCTAAAGCTAAGCATATTTCACAAAGTGGATGCTACATTATATAAGATAGTCTTAACTTTTTCCACTATTTACTCTAATAAATATCAGTTCTCTATTCCTTATTTACCTATCTGTTATGATAAATTTTAGGAGCTTTCTATAAAGTAGGCATATTATAGTTATTATTTATAGTTGTTTATATCAATATTCTTATAGCAAATATATAAGTAATTGAACTGTATTCCAAATAGTTATAGCATAAATTTATAATATTGAATATATGCTTATTTATACTTGATTTTTAAGAAAATTGTATCACTCAAATACCAGATTTTGACTTAAATTAAAGCCTAAAGTAGTCTAATAAAAATTCAGAAAAATAATTTTTTATTCACTTGGAAACACAAAAAAAATATCATATATTTGTTATAGAAAAATTAGAGAAAGTGTTTGCAACAATAGATAAACATAATGATTATTTTTTTAGGTTGAATCGAGAAAATGGGCTTTAAGTAGCCCTTTTCTTTGATTTTCACCTAGACAAAACTTGACAAATTATGTATATAGAGATAGTAAAAATTTATGTCATACTTTGTCTTTTCTAAACTTTATATAATCATAAACTCAATTTTTTCATATAGACAAAGTGGTTACTTCTTTTTAATGCTTAAAAGTGCATTTTTTAGTCGGTTACATTTTTTAGGCTTATATAAGTAACAAAGTATTTTTTTTTGTAACTATAATAGATATTTTTTTCAACTTACTAATTTAATAACATTATGAAGCACTTAAACATTAAATCCAATGATGGATTTTTACATTTATCAGATTTACCTAAGAATTGTATTTTTAATAAAAAGATTACTGGCTGTGGCGGTACTACTATAGCTTTAAAGAATGAGATTAATTATGTAATAGCAGTTCCTACTACTGAACTTATAGTAAATAAGATTAAGCGTACTGATAGCGGTGTAGGTGTAACTACTTTTAAAGATGGTACATCAGTAGAAATATTTGGATTATTTGGTTTATTTGATTACCAAACTAAAAAGAATTTTAAGGAATATCTTAATAGAGATGGAGTTAAGAAAATCATTTGTACCTATGATAAGTTACCTAAACTTAAAGAGTACCTTAATCCAGCAGAGTATCAATTATTAGTAGATGAGTACCACTCATTATTAAAAGCATACAGTTATAGATATGATGCTATTAATGGTATATTTGACTGTTATAAAGATTATAAATCAGCTTGCTTTATGTCAGCTACTCCAATTAATTCAGATTTTAAACCAAATGCTTTAAAGGATTTAGAGGAAATAGAAGCTGTTTGGAATGATATAGATACATTAAAGGTAAAGCTGGAATATACAAATAAACCTTATGTAAGAGCTGCTAACATTATTAAGGCTTATAAAACTGATGGTTATATTTCCATTAATGGAATAAAGAGTTATGAAGCTTTCTTCTTTATTAATAGTGTTAATGATATACTAAAATTAATAGAATATACGGATTTGCAGCCAGAGGATGTTAGAATTATATGTGCAAATACAGACGCTAATCAAAAGAAATTAGGTAGATTCCAGATAGAAAATAGTAACTGTCCAAATGAAAAAGTTTACTTTTCTAACTTGTAAATCTTTTGAAGGTGTAGATTATGAATCTGATACTGCTTTATGCTTTGTTATTTCTACAGCTTCTAATACTCATACACAAGCCAGTATTGATACTGATATACCACAAATAGCTGGTAGAATTAGAACGGCTAATAATCCATTTAGAAAGCTTATAATTCATATCTTTAATAACACTTATAAGGACTTAAATTTAGATGTTACTTATAATGATATGAAACAAGCTGTAGAGGATGATTTAAATGCTGCTAATGCCATTGTTAAGCTCTTTAATTCTATAGATGATGAGAAACAAAGAAAGATGTTAATAAAGAGTATTAATAACAAATATATATCTACTAAAAATGGTAAGTTTGTGTTTTATGATACATTACCAAAGCTGGAACTTTATAACTATATGGTAAACCAAGTAATCTATAAAAGTGGTTTGTCAGTTAAGAAAGCTTATGAAAGTACTGGAGCTTTAACTACTGATGCTGAATATAATAAGGAAATGGCTAATTTTGATAATGTTATTAAGGCTTCAAAGAAACTAACATTTAAAGATAACTATTTAAAGGCTTTAGAAGCTAAAAAAGATGGTAATATATTTGAGTTAGAAAGACTTTGTAAAGAGGAACTAATTAGAGATGCCATTTATAAATTAACTCCAGAGGAAATTAAATCGGTTAGATATACAAAGAAAGGAGTTAGAGAGTTATTATTAAATAAAAACAGCAGACTAAATAATGCTACAAAGATTACTAAGATAATAAAGGATAGTATTACTTATAATGAGTTTATAAAGAATGATAAATTAATTGCTATTATAAATAATGCTTACAGAAAGCTAGGAATAGATAAAACTGCTAAGGCTTCTGATATTAAACAGTGGTTTGATATTAAAGAATCAAGAAAGAGTATAAACAATGTGCAATACAGAGGATATTATATATTAAGAGAAAAATTAACCTTTAAAATTTAATCATTATGAACGGATATTAGAAAAGTGAACTTATAGGTAGATAGAAATTATAGTAGTTCTTACTTAGTAAAGGAGTTACTGATATATAGTTTACTAAAGGAGATTATGATAGGATAGATTGTTTCTTTACATATAAAGGTAAAGTAATAGGAGTAGAGATTAAAAATAGAAATCCCAGATATGAAAGTTACGATACTTATATAATGGAGAAATAGAAATTAGATTATATGGATATACTATAGAATAATGGAACTACTAATAATTGCTGGATGGTTTATTTCTTTGGTGATACTATGTAGTCATCCCTTAAAAACTATATTTCAGCATAAAGCCTGTACTGACAAGCTCTATGCTGATTCTTTTTATAAGGT